GTTCAGGAAAGAGATCAGCTGCCCGCCGGCCTGGTTGCCCTGACCGGACAGCAGCGAGGCCCGCAGCTGGAGCTGACGCGCGCGGCTGCTCTCGATGATCCGCTGGTCGATCGCGCCGAGCGCGCGATTGCGCGAGATGCCGGTCTCGGCCAGCAGCGGATCGAGGTTGTCCCGCAGTGCGCGCAGGCGCAGCAGCTCCTGCCCGGCGCCCGACAGGTTTTCCCGCGGGTCCTGACGCAGGCCGAGCAGACGCTCGGCGAAGACGCGCGTCGCCTCTTCCGCCCGGCGGGCGCCCAGGCCGAGCTCTTCCGTCCGATCTTTGAACGCGCGGATGCTCTCGGTCGCCTGGTCGACCTGCTGAACGACCGCGCCCTCAATGCTGGCGCCGAAGTCCTGGACGCCCTGCCGCAGCGCATCAAGCTGGTCGAGGAAAGTCCGCGCAAAATCCAGGTCGCCGACGAAGTCCTCAACTGTTTCGGCCCCAGAGCTGCGCGCTGCGCCCAGGACCCGCGCCTGTTCATTCGTCAGCTGGGTGAAGTTGCGCCGGAAACGCTCTTCAAAGACCGGGCTGCCCCGTGAGGTGCTCACTCGGGTCCGACGCACACCGAGCAACCCGCGCTCGATCGACTCGCGCAGGAAGTCGACGCCGAATTGATCCGGATCGTCGAGGCCCGCGATCTGCGCCCGAACGTCGTTTTGATTGAACGCCGGCCCGCGCGTGTCGCGCCCACCCGGCCCGAACAGCGCGAACAGACCCGACGGGGTCGCGCCGCGCCCGCTTCCGGTGCCGATCGTGAAGTCATCGGACAACTGCGCACCAGCCGACGCCAGAAGCTGCTGTTGTAGCGGCACCAGCCGCCCGGTGAGCTGGCGCAGCTCCGACGGGTCCGCGCCGTCCAGGACGCGCTCGCGCGTGTTCCGCCCGCCCGCACCTGTGAAACCACGGATCGCGAGCGGGAAGTCCCTGTCCTCGCCGCCGAACAGTCCGCCCAGCAGCGACCCGCCGGCTCCGCCGATCAAGCCGCCCAGCACCGTGCCGACGCCTGGGATGGCGGAGCCGATCAACGCACCCGCGCCGGCACCCACGCCACCGCCGATGCCGGACGTCGTCTGGTTGAGGCCGGGGATAAGCGACCCCAGCAGCGAGCCGCCGGCGAAGCCGAGCCCGGCCGCGCCCAGAACTGTGGACAGGCTTGCGCTGGTGCCGAACAGGCCGGTCGTGCCGGCGCCGGCACCCGAGGCCGTGACGCCCCCGGCTGATGCCGATGCGCCGGGCGCAATCGCCAACGGGGTCCCGACACCGCCGACGCTGCCGGCGGCCGTGCTGGCGAAAGGCGTCGCGATTGTCGGCGCTCCGGCGGTCAGGCCAATCGATGCGCCGAAGCGATCGACCGCCGACCCGATGTTGCCGAGGCCGAGGTCCAGTCCGCCAAAGTCCGCCGCACCGCGCCCAAGACTAAGCAGGTTCGACGCCTGACCGCCAATGCCGCCACCAGACGCAGCCGCGCTGCCAGCCGCACCGCCGCCAATCAGCCCCAGGCCCGCCGCCGCCGGTCGAACAAGTGCCGGGATGATGATGCGCTGCGTCGCAAAGGCCGCGACGATGTCGGCGGCCAAGCGCTTTGCCTGCTCGACCAAGCTGCCGCCGGCACCCAGCAGCGCATCGCGGATCGACGACTGGATAGACCGCCCGACTTCCTCGAAAGCACCGCGCATGATGTCGGCGGTGGACTCGGTTTGGAGGCCGAGGTCGCGGGTGGCTTGCTCTGCGTCGCGGGTGGCGTCTGATGCGCTGTCCAGATCGTCTTGCAGATTCTCAAGACGATCTGCTTCGCGGTCTCGCGCCCGTAGCAACCGAAGTATGGACTGAAATTCTGCGTCTTTCTGGCTTATGCCTGCTTCACGAGCAATCGCTTCAGCCTCGATCTGACGCTGAACGCGCTCATATTGTTCCTCGCTTTGTGAAAGCGCATCAGCCAGACGGAGATTGGAGTCTGCCGAAATTCGTAGTGTTTCCAGTTCATCGCGCAGAGCTTCGTTTACGTTGCGCGTACCGCTGGCCGCCTCATTTTGCGCATCCCCAAACTCTCGTGCGGCCGGCACGGTACCCCTGTAAGACTGTTCTGTATCGCTTAGGAGCCTCGATAGCCGCCCTAGCGGATCGGTGATCAGAAGATCGTCTATGCCGATCCCGACAACACGCTCAAGCTCAGAAGAAAGGCGCGAGAAAGCCTCTGCGATGCCGCCGATTGCCTGGATGACTAATCCCGCTGCCTGTGCCAATCGGGTGAACAACGTCACGATGACGCCAAGCCCCTGTTGGAAGCTCGGCGTTTGGATCAATTCCGCTAAATCTTGAAATGCGCCGACGAGATTGTTGGTTACCCCCTGGGCCTTGTCAATTTCGCCGACAGTGCGGATGAGGGCATTCCTTACCTGCGTAAGCGCCTGGCCGACTGTGGCTTCCGTTCGGCTAAACTCCTGCCCAATGCGCGGAAGCTGCGAAAGAAAAGCATCGAAAAATTGCCGGCTTGTGACCTCGCCCTCAATGACGAGGTTTCGTAGGCGCGCGACAGACCCGCCCGCACGATCGAGACCTCGCGCGACAGCCTGTGCGATGCGCGGCGTGCCCTCCAGAAGCGAGTTAAACTCTTCAGCACGGACAATGCCGCCGCCAATCGCTTGCGACAACTGCAACAAAGCGCCGCTCGCTTCGCGTGCCCCGGTGCCTGTGATCGCGAGAGCTTGTCCCACGCCGCGAGTGAACTGGAGAAGCTGCTGCTGCGAGGCGCCAAGTTCAGTAGCGGCTAACGCCAGTCGGCTGTAGAGCTGCGTTGTGGCCGTAAATTCTGTCCTGGTGGACTGCGAAATCCGGAAAAGCTCATTTTGAACGCGAACCAACTCCTGCGTTGTGCGCGTGACGACACGAAGTCGGTTTTCGATTTGTGTGGCGGTATCTGCTAGGCGTGTGAACTCGCGAACCGCCAACGCCCCGCCAAGCGCCGCGAAAGCGCCTGCTAAGGCCTGCGCGCTGCCCCGAAGCCGCGAAAACGAACCTTCAACACGTTCCGCCCCTTGGGCAGCACGGTTGGCCTTGCGATTGATGTCGTCAGCCGACCGGCTGAACTCGCGCGCACCTGCCCTAGCGCCACGCGCATCAATGCTTAGCCTAAGCGTGCTGTCTGCCATGAAAAACGCCTTTGCAGTACGTGCGCCCGACGCCGACCACCAAGCCGGCAGAGATCGCCTGAAAAAGCACTAGGACTTCTTCTTCTGCTCTTGCTGCTCGGACGACACCCTGAGGTACTCCCGATCCAAACGGCGGATCAGGATTAGATACTCGTCAATGTCGTCCGGGTCGGTGATGTCGAACAGCCGGAAATAGGCTTCAATCTCAGTCAGCGGGATCGCGCCCACCGCCATGCCCATTTGCCGGCTATCCGATAGCGTGTGGAAGGCGCTCCACACAGGCGCCTGATGGTCCGGCACCTGCGGGGCCTCGGTGATCCAAGCGGGCAGCGGCTTGCCGTTGCGCTCTAGGATTTCAACCAGTTCCTGCGCCCGCTGGCCTTTCTCTAGCTGCCATCGGAGGCAGGCTGCGAGTTTCCCGCGTCTTCCTCGATCCGATCCGCGCGGAACGTCTCGGCCTCAGCGGCGAAATAGACCACCTCGTCAAGCAGGTCCGGGTCCGCCTCAAACGCGGACAGCGCGTTCTCGGTGGTGCAGGCCGGCGGCTTGCCGTCAGCACCCTCAGCCGCGCGCCAGTCCACCAGCAGACCCTCAGCGACCCAGCGCTTGTTGAGTTCGTCCTGTTTCTTTTCAGGGATGGTCCGCATGTTCTGATAGGGCTTGTAGAGCCTTTTGCGCACGTCCTGTGCGTGCTTGCTCTTGGTCCGGCGAACCTTGATGTCGAGTTGGCCGTTGTAGGCGTCCGTGACCCAAACGCCGTCCTCTTGAAGTTCCGGGTCCGCAACGCGGTTCTTGGCAAAGAAATCCATGCCGTTCTTGGCAGCCATGTTGTCTCCAGTCGGGTTTCAAAACGCAGGAGCGGCCCCGGCCAACCCGACGAAAGCCGGGACCGCGAACCTGCGCAGGTTTTCGCTAATGCGAAGTCGGGTTAGTTGTTCAGATAGATGCTGGTCTGCTCGGTGCTGTCGTACAGCGCCTGGAACTGCATTTCGACAAGCACGTCCTGGTTATTGCCGCCTGCAACAACCCGGCCGGACTGGTACTTGATGCGCGGGAAGTTCACCGTATAGGTGTTCGTCCCGTCGCTAAGCTCAAACGACAGCGACGCCTCGGTGCCAGCAACGAAGTCGTCGTACATTTGGCCTGACGTGGCGTCAAAATAGGCCGTCATGCTGCCGGTCACTTCGCGGATGCCGTAACCGATGCCGACGGCCGCAAGGCTGCCGATGGCGTTCTGCTGACGCAGGTTGTTGTTCACCTGGAACGACAGATCGGTAAAGTACAGCGTGCCTGACGTGCTGCCGACCGTGATGTTAGCCGCGTCCGGTGCGGCCATCACATCGTTCGTGTTGCCATCCGTGTAGGTCGCGCCGGACAGTTCCGAGGTGGTGTTAGAGCTGCTCAGACCATTCACCGACACGGTTCCCGTGATAACGCTGTTGGCCTGTACGCTCATGGACAGCTGGCCGACGCGGCAGCCCTCAAAGCGGAAATACTCATCCGGCGAACCGACCTCAAAGGTCTTCTCGAACGTCAGCGACTTCTTGTCCGTGCCGGCGTCCAGCCGCGAACTGGCGAACGCGCCGCGCAGCGCATGCTCAAAGATCGTGTCGAACTCCGAGCCATAAGACAGCTCAAAGCTGAAGTCGCCAGTTACGTTGGCGCCGACCTGGATCAGGTCGGAAATGTCCGCGTCCGGGCGAATTTCGTTGCTGGTCGTGTTGTTGATGTTGTAGTCGAGGCCTTCCGAGGTAATCCGCAGCTTCTGGAAGCTCGGGCTGGTCGGCGTGGTGCCCAGCGTCGTCTCGGGCACAAAGGCGAAAGTCGTCTCCGACGTATTGGCAAAAGTCGGCATAGTAAGGGCTCCTTCTGAGGGATGGCCGTCGCTTCACAGCGAGGGCGATGGCCTTGCCCAAGGGCCGGTTCGGGCGATCCGTCCAGCGGCGCTCAGGCCGGGTGCTGGATCGGCATTAGGCGGTCAGGTCGTATTCAAACGGCGCCACGACGTTCAGTTGGAACCAGTCGCCGTCCCGCCCGACCGTGTTGACGTAGGGCGCGTCGAAAAACCGGATGCCCGGCGTCAGACGCTTGCCACGATAGACCGCTGCCACAAGGTCCGCGATGGACCGAGCGCGTCCGTCGCCTTCGTTGGCCGGCACGAACACCTGCACGATCACGTTGCCGGGATGGCGGTAGAGGTTTTGACTGCCGCCGAAGCCCGCGTTCGCCGCCTCGCCCTCATTGATCGTGAAGCGCAGCCAAGGCGTGTCAGCCGGCGGCGTGAAGCTGACGTTGGGCCAAGCGATGTCATAGCCGCTAATGTTGTCTGACAGTTCCTGCCGGATCGTGTTGGCGGCGCTTTCAAAGTCCGGCATTACTCAACTCGCCGAAACTGGACCTGGATTTCGGTCACGGTGGTACTGACCATGCCGTTTGGCGCCTGCTGGCTGTAGCCGTTTTCAAGGCGTTCGATGTACGGCAAGTTGTTGGACAGCCAGATCACGCTAAACGGGTCCGACGTCGTCACCGTGTTGCTTCCGCGCGCGATGGTCTGGTTGCCGCCGGGATCGGTTGTGTCCAGCGTGCCCGTCGCCGGATCGCCGAGCGTCGTCTGCCAGTTCCCGCGCGCCCTGCCGGTGTCCACCGGCGTCTTATTCACCACGCCGCGCAGCGCCTGGAGGCCGATCTTGACTTGGACCTCGCGCACCCGCTCCGGCACCTCCTCATCCGCGAAGCGCCCGACCTCTGCCTTGAACTGCTGGAAATTACTGCTCATCGGCGAACAGTAATTTCGTACAGGACCGGCACACCCGCTGGATTAACCGGCGTATTGCCGAGTACATTCCATTGGCTGTCTTCAAGCCCCGTAATTTTATCTCCCGGGTGTGGCGTAACGGTGAGCCCCTTTGCAGCCACGACTAAGGCGCGAATGTTTGTTTCTATGAGGGTGTTGCCATCAAAGCGAATGTCGAAAGACTCAAGCGTTCCTTGAGATGCCTTCCGAACAAGAAATGTGATGGTATGGTCCTCATAAGTAGGCACGTTAGTGCCAGTCGCAGGGTCGTAGCTTTCTCCGACCTTGTGCTTTAGCGTTGCCGTTTGGCCTTGCTTGCTCAGCAGACGCAAAGCCGTATTAGCGAACCGCTTGGTAAGATCACTCATCCGCGATACCCGCTTGCCCGTGCAGCCCGGCCTTGCCGTTCTGCCTTGCGCCGTGCCCGGCGGCGGCTTTTTGCGTTGCCCGGCGTGTAAGTGTACGCCTTGCCGCTGTCGCCCCACTTGTACGCGGGCCTGCCGTCCTTGGTGGTGCGCTTGACCGGCATCAGGCCCGCCTCAGTTTGTTGCGCCCGCCCTTCTGCCAGTAAAGGCCGGTCAGCAGGCGGTCGATGAACGGAAACGACGTGCCGCCGGGCGCGTTGTCCATGTATTCGACTTCCAGGCTCCCGACCTGCTCGCGCTTAATCATGCCGCCACGGTCGCGGCTGGACATCAGGCGGCTATCGAGCGCGTAGATCGCGAGCTCGGCGGTGGCGTCCTTGATCTTCTGCGGCACACCATCTTGGAGGACGTAGGTTTCCTCGTCGTAGGCGGCGCGGCGCGGCCACTGAAGGCCCTGACCGTCGCTCTTGAGCGGCGTGTAGGCTTCCAGCGGGCCGAGCGGATTGATCCAGCCCTGCCAGCGCGGCGGGTTGTTCCAGACCCACTGAAAATTAGCGTCCAGATACTGCGACGCCTCGACCAGCGCGCCTTCCTTGTCCGCCGTGTCCGCACCGGACCAGGCCGTGCCGTCAGGCGACGACGCGTTCGCGCGGTCGGCCCAGTAGGTGTCCGCGTCCGCAACCGATAGATAGCTGTTGGCGCCGGTAACGCCCGTGCCGTCTTCAACGGTGAAGGCCATCAGTTAGCCGCCCGCTTTGCCTTGCTGCGCTGCTGCGTGCGCCAGAACCAGTAATGCCACCGCGCACCCCAACGGCGCTTTGGAAGCGGCTGCTTACGCTTGCTCTTTGGATACGCCATCACGCACCTCGATCACCTTGCGCCGCAGGGTTTCGTCCTTGCTCTTGGGCGGCACGAACTGACCGTGCGCCTTGAGGTAGTCCACCATCGCCTGACGGCTCATGCTATCGGCGTCGGGATAACTGGTCGCCACCGTCGGTTCGCTGCCCTCGGAATAGCGGCGCTGCTTCTGCATCGGCTGTGCCACGGTTTCACCCCGCGCCTTGGCCCCCTCGCGCTGCGCGTTGGCGCGTCGCGCGGCGCGTACATCGGCCATGTCTTCCTGCATCTGCCGGCGGCGGGCGGCGCGCATCTCGCGCCCGAGCCAACCGCTAGACGACGGCTTGTCGGTCTTCTGGGGCATATCTGCCTCTTGTCGAGAAAGGGTGACGGGACGGGCCGAAGCCCGCCCCGCCCTTTAGGCACCTACTCAGGCGAGCGTGTGCTTGAACTGCACGATGCGGATGTTGGCGGGCTCGTACACACGGGTCCAGTTGGCGCCGCCCAGCTCCGCGTTGGTGGGGCCGGCACCACTGTTGCCCGGCACACCCGAGCCCGGGTCCCACTTGATGCCGCGCGGGTGCAGCATGAAGTACCGGCGGTTGACCAGATACTCAGAACCGCCATTCGTAAGCGGCTCGCGATCCGTTTCAGCCGGCACCTTCGGGGAACCCTCGGCATACGCCACAGCGCCCGGCGCAAAGATGTAGGTCGTGTAAACGCCGGAGGTGACAGGCATGCCGTCATCAACAATCACCCGCTTGCCCATGTAAGTCGGGATGGTCGGATCGCCCTCACTGTCGGGAATGAAGTCGATCAGGTCTTGCTTCTTCATGGACGTGTAGGTCGCGGAGTGAACCGCCACCGCAGCGAGTTCGTCCTGATGATCGCCCAGCTTGGCGGTCGCGTCGATGAACGCCTCACCGTCGAAGTTGGACGCGGCACCGGACAGGGTGGAGATGTCGGAGACGTTCTCGGTCACCTGCGACATCGCGCCGTTTAGGGTCTGGATGAGCGTCTTCTGCATCCGACGCATCCAGTAGTTAGCGAAACGATCACCGATCATCGCCATCGGGTCGGACCCGGCAATGTCACCGGCAAGGTCGGACGAACCGAACACCTTGGCCCGGCGCAGGATGACGCCAACGTCCTTCTCGGTATCGACGTTGTTCACGGTAAGGTCGCTGGTGTCGTCCAGCAGCTCATCCGCGCCGTCGAGGTCCTGGAAGAACGGCAGATTGATGGTCTGACCCGCTTCCGGGAAGGCCACCTGCGCGTTCACGTCGGAGATCACGCCCGACTGCCAGAAAGCAGACTTTTCGGACGTGCGCTCGATGACATACTGTGCCCACTGATCGGGCACCAGCATGTCGGATAGCTTGGTGTAAGCCATCGACAAAGCTCCTTACAGTTTTTGCTAGTGCTGATGCCCTTGGGCCACTGGCCGTCGGGCGTTACGGCTGGTCACTGACCAGGTGAGCTGGTGCGCCGAGAAGGTCCCGGGTCCAACCCGACAAGGACGTGACGCGTCCCTGTATCTCCGGCAGAGCCTCTTTCCAGCCCCGCCGGTATTTCGTCGCGTGGTGCCAGGCGTCCGAGCTAAAGAAATGCCCGGTCGGCGTCATCGGCACGCCGCACAGCACCACATCATCGCAATTAAGATTCAGGACCGCGAACTGGGCCGCGAAAAGTCCGCTGGACCCGCTCCACAGCTCCCGCACAACGTGATCCACCCGCGCGCCCTTGCGCTCCTTGTGGCAGACCGTCTCATAGTCCTGATTGCCTTTGCGTTTCTTACGCCAGCCCTCCAGCTTTTCCGGGTGCAAGCTGACCCAGTAGTCAATTCGTCCGCGATAGGCCGATCCGGCATCGTTGATGGCGATCACCGTGCGGTCCTTCACGTCCGGAATCTGCGCCAGATCGGTCCACAACGTATCACCGCCGCCAAGGATGACGGCCTTACGCATGCCATTTTCCTGGCCGTATGACCGCCTTCACCGCATCCGGGCACCACGACAGCCCGGCGTGTTCCACAGCCGCTCTGTACGCCTCTGTGTCGCCCTTAACGGCATCGTGCGGATAGACGTTGATCGCCTTGTCGCCCACCGCCTGCATCAGCGCATCGCAGCGGTCGTGGCATTCCTTAGCCCACCGCCGCCAGCCTTCGTGCGTCTTGTAGGCGCGCATGAAGCTGGTGCGCAGGCACGACGCGGCGATGTCGTCAGGATTGCGGCGCACGATGATCCATCGCGCTTCCGGGAAGTGCTCAACCCACAGCGGCCAGATCAGTGCCATCTTGGCGCCCTTGTAGCAGTCAGCACCATCAAGATGCTTCAGCACACGGTCACGCCACCTTGGGTCAGGCTTTATGTCGGCGTAGCACGGGAGCGGATGCTGACCCATCTCATCTGCGCTAATGCGGCGCAGGTAAGGTTTCACTACCTTTTCCCGAACGCCGCCGTGTTCGTTCAGGTCGTTGACGGCACCAAGCCGCGCACCGCAAGCCGCAAGCACACCCGTTGTCAGGCTTGTGCCCGACCGCGCAGCGCCCGTTACGAAAATCACGCGCCGGCCTCAGCCTTCAGGCGCTTGGCCTTTTCCGGGTCCTGCCGGCTGAGTTCCATTTGCCGGGTCAGGTTCCAGCCGTCCTTGCTGAACGGATTGTCCTTGGCCTGCCCGTT